AGGGTGTTTGAACAGTAAAGAGGATACGATTACGCCAATATCCATAGAACTGCTGAAACATGGTTTGCTGTTTATTTTGATGAGCGGCCGTATTGATACTTCTTCCATCGATTACAGAAGTTCCCGCAGTTCCGGCGAGAGAACTAATTGCACTCACAGCAGCATTCGCTGCATTATTGAGAACCTGATAACTTTGAAAGGCTGTATTGTAAGCATTGATCGCAGAGATAGAAAGCTTTGGGTTATAAGCACTGATTGTAGTGAGCGTTGAAGCTGCCGCCGCAAGAGGCTGTAAGATGCCAGGGGGTACATCATTCAGCTCACCAATAAATCCATGAGTGGTAACTGTTTCAGGTCTCAATGCAATTTGATCCTGGATTGCTGTATTGTCCTCGACATAGTGATCAGTGATATCGCTTTCAATTGTTGCTCGCTGCTCACCCTCATAATGAAATAAAAGTGCGGGCTGTCCCCCACCGATTTGTCCCAATAGATTTTGGGGATTCTGCGGTTGATATCCCACAGTGTTCTTAGGGTTCGCACTGCTCGCAAAGAGGCCCGCTACTTGCGGCACTACGAGTGCAAGATTAGAGAGTGCCGTCATTGAGGTCGTCGAGCTACTGAGGACTGACAAATTAGCCATTAATAGCCTCCTTGCGGAATTTGAAAGAAAGCTTTGGTAACGGCTTTTTGAACCTCGTTACCGACTTGTTTATGATCAGAACCGTCATTCTGAAAATTAAACGTCTGATTGACATTGTTATTCTGCGTGCTCGAATTTGGCGCTGTCGCCAGTGGACTTATTGCGGGAGCGACCTTGAGCTGTGGTGATACAATTGGACTGACATTAATTGCAGGCTTAACTTGAGCATTCGAAGTCGCAGGAGCAGCTGCATTTGATTTTAATGGTGCTGCGATGGATGGTGTTGCGATGGCTCTTGAGGGCTTTGATTCTGCGGGTTGAACATAGATCTTATTTTCAACAGGCTTTTTATTTGAAGCCAAATAATGTTGAGCTGGAAGTGTATTCTTAATAACAGGAGCTGGCCCCGTAGTTGCTGGTAAAGGGATCTTTCCTGTATAGGCTGGAGCTGGCTCGGCTTTCTTAGGCATAACTTGGCTAATTAAATCGCCAAAGAATTTACTTATAGGACCAGATACCCCGGGCACCATTTCCTGGTTAGGTTCTAGATGAAGAATATCGCCTTTTTTAAGCTCTTTCCCCTGAACCTTATCTATGATTTCACCTGTGATTTTAAATATATTTGAAATTCCTTCGAGCATATGTCCAGCAGTTTCAAATAATTTAAGTTTTGTGGATAATTTTTCGAAAGCATTGGCAAGCTTGATCACCCCATCAGCCATGAAAGTGAAATCTTTCACAAGCTGAGCTCCGTGAATTGCAGTGAAGTGCCAAGCTGCCATCTTAATTTTAATGCTCAGATTCGAAAAAGCCGCATTTACTTTATCAAGCTGATTCGTCTCTTTATCTGTGAACATGGGGGCTTTGGAAAAAATTTCTGGTCTGAAAGCATTTCGTGCCATACCTGCAACGACGCCCTCACCAAGCCCAAAAGATTTCATGACAAGATTTCTCTTGCTGATATCTTTTTCTAGGTTTGCGTACTCTTGAAGCTTTCGCATGACATATTCGATGTCAGTCTTTGCACGATTGGGATCAAAATTGCTTCCTCCGCGCTGTAAGACTTCCATCATCATGGCCAAGCCTTCGGGGGCTCCTTTCCCGAAACGCATCGATGTCATGATATTCTGAACACTCTTAAAGGAGCTGGCGATCTCCTCATTTGAAACACCCACTTGAGCAGCTGCATATTGATACTGCTGAAGTGTTTTCACGCTGATGCCGGTGAAATTACTGAAATTCGTCATCTCCGTGCCGGTTCGAGCAGAAGAACTCATCATTCTTTCAAATGCATATGCGGTCGCAAGAATTGCGGCCTTTGCTTCAAGAGAAGTTGAGCCTAACTCGCCAATTAACGATTTAGCCTTTGAAAGGCTTGAAATCGTTTTCTCATGGCCCTTAATGCCGAGTTCAATGAAAAATTCGCCAGCTTTCAAGATGATTCCCTCTGTATCTGTAAGTACGCACTTTCGTAATCATTGCAGAACTTTTCATAATTTAAAGCCTGCAAGACCGTTCGTGCCTCCCACTCGCGAATCTCTTTGACAGTTCCATAGCCAGCTTTCGACAGCCTGAAATAAATCAGGAGGGGGTCGTCTGCTGCTTGGATTCTGGGGAGCTTTTGAGCATCTCCAGTACTGCTGAGAACTTTGCAGAGTGGGCTTTCACGAAAGGGTCAATGTTATACTTCGCGACAAGTATGCATACCTCTGCATAATCTTGGCGCGCCTCGATAGGATCGAACGTGCTTTTATCAATTCGAAATTCCCCTTTTCCCGAATTGTAGGTGCAGTGCTCGAAACATTTCCAAAGTGAAGCTTTAATGGCTGGAGATGAAAAACCGACGCAAAGCAGATCTTTGTAATATTGTCCCATTTCAATATCACTGCTTACGACAAAGTTTTTCAGCTCCGCCAAAATCACTTCATTCAATCCTAACGAAACTTCAAATGGCGTGTGATGAATCTTAAGAATCGCGCCACTTGGTAGTTTATGTTCTTGCATCGTTTAAAATCCCTTAGGTGATTGCTCTTGGTGCGTTGCTGAACTTCATCATGTAAATCGAGATGGATTGCTCAGTATCGCCTTCGACGTTCATCTTGGCTTCTACTTGCTTGGTGAAAACTCCACCGCTCATGATGTAGGTGTCAGAAGTAATATTTCCCTGACCATCCCCAATCTTTTTAATAAAATTGCCTAACAGAAGAACTGTACCGGCAAAGTTAGCTTGCTGCTGAATTAGAAGATTGTTTAAAAACTGATCATCCGATGAACCACGAAGCACACGTACTTTCACTTCACATTGCTTCCCTGTTTCATTTAATCCGTAGATGCTATTCCCATTTTTGCCCGTCTTGACTTGTGCAATGTCAGAGGGAAAGGTTAGCTCTACACAATTCTGATCAGCAAGAGCGGTTAAGAGCCTGCTATTAATTACGATCGTATCACTTCCTGATAATGCTACGCTGGCCATAATTCCTCCTTAATTTAATAAACCTTATTGATTGACGTATACAATCACGGTGCTTGTATGAATTGCTCCTGCAAGCTTCATTGCAATGCTCACGAGAGGAGCCTCTCTTTGAGCGCGTGAAGCCTGAGATTGTTGCGCAATCGGTGTGCTGTAAATGTAATAACCAAATTGCCCCACATTCAGAATCAATTGAGTTTGATTTCCAAAGGTCACGGGACTATTCCAAACACCAGGAGCTGAGAATTGATTTGTCACTGCTTGCTGACAAACATTACGATAGGCGTTCTTGAGGCCATCCATTCCAGATTCAGTTTGTGGAATCTTGGTATTCGCAGCTTGAAGGTAATTGAAACCAGCTACTTGCAGTGCTCCTGCAAACCAAAGTGTTCCATAGACTTGATCAGCGAAATCATTTGCGCCATTTGAGATCACAGCGGGCACACCCTGCAAGCTTGGGTAGATATCTACACCCGCTGCTTGAGCTTGATTATATTGAGTTTGAGTTAAGCTGGTATCAGCTTGCACACCAATCAATACCTTCAAGTTCATGGTCTGAGTGGTATTGCTTCCTTCAAAATTGGTAGAAAGCAATGCACTTGCGTAAGAGGCCATCATGAGCAAGTCAGCATTGTTCAGAGAGCTGCCATAATAGAGCCCACGAGTTTGATTGAAATTTCCCGTTCTTAATAAATCTAGCATTCCACCAGGCAGAATATCTGCTGCGGTATGGGAGACAAAAAATGCCATTTTGTTCAGCGGTTGAACGATTGCCGCAGCGGCAAGTAAGTCAGTTTGTCCAATCACAGAGAGAGATTCATCAACCATAATTCCAAAGTATTGAACTAGGTTTTCGGTTCTTGTGATGGCTGCCCCAATGGATTCACCCGCTGTTGTTTCTGTCACAGCGACTGTAATCGCAGCAGATCCAGAATCAGCAAGAGTATTCCCTGAGATTGTGAAGAGTGTCTGAGCGCCATAACTTCCATCGCATGTAATAACAAGACTTTCAGATGCGATTGAGCCCGAAACCGTCCATTTCGATTGACCTGCAACCGCTTGAACTTTGGTCTGAATCTGAGCCACTGTATCATTGTAATTGATGGCTGCTGTTGATCCATGAGCAGAAGTAATGGCAAAAGTTCCACTTGCAGCGACAGCAGAGAAAGCAAGGGCTTGAACGGAGACATTCAAGAGAATGACTACGAGAGAACCACCGCCATTTAAGATATTTGGCTGTTGAGAGAATACGGCATTCGCAAGCGCATAGGTCTTACTATCGGTTCCGAAATCAATTCCCACTTGTTGAGGGGAAAGGTAAAGCGCATAGCCAGCAGTTCCAAATGTAACTTGGCTTGGCACTTCATCTGTAAAAAGTGCGAGGTTGGAAGTATTGTAATTGTTCACGCCGGTCTGAACCGCCGCGATGGATACGTTGATAATATTACTAATAGGTAGTTGACTCATAACATTCCCCCTCTAAGGATTAATATCCACATTCGGACTAGCGAATTGATCAAAGTACTGGCTAGTCTGGTTAATAGTTCTTGCGTATTGTAGGGCTACATTGATTCTAAAACGATAAGGAATCGCAGCGCCATCAATGTTTGATAAATTCGTAAAACTTGTGCTGATCTTTCCAATATAGAAAGAATTTTTCTCTTGCTGCTGTTGAGCGTATTGAGAATTGAGGGCAGCGATGACCAATTCCTTTTGATCACGCGCTGCCGGGCCACGAGAGACGATATCGACGCCTAATAGATTATACATATTTATAATCTGAATGGCAGCTTGTCCGGGCCCGGATCCATCTAATTCCATAATATTGCTGAAGGGCTTACAAGAATCGACTGAAACAATCACGTATAGACCGTAATCGGTGGGCTGAAAATTCTTTTGATCCCAGAGATAGCAATGCCTATTGTCTAAGCCTAAAAACTTCTGGATGATATCGCAAAAAAGAATCAATGGACTTCCGACGAGAATCTGAGAGGTAGCCGTATTGCTAAGTGCGTCAGTGACCTGAATCGTATCAAAGAAGAGATTTGGATTCGTATCAATTGGGAATGAGCTTGGAGCCGTATAGAGTCCGCTTGAGGCGTTGATTGTGCCGCCCACGCCACCAGGAATAACACCATAAGAATAGGGAGAGGTCCCACCCACTGCGAGAAATGAGCTA